TTCTTCCAGATTGCGACGACAAAGACAAGATCACAAATTTCCTTGACAAAAGTTCAAAGGAAATCATTATCCCATTCATCAAGAAAAAGTATGATGAACTATCATCGTTGATGAACGCCTACGAGAACAAGATGGTGATGGATCGTGAAGTCATCGCAGACAAAGGTATCTGGACTGCGAAGAAGCGATACATGCTCAATGTGATTGACTCCGAAGGTGTTCGTTATGAAACGCCAAAGATGAAGATCATGGGTATCGAAACAACTCGATCATCTACTCCACAGATCATTCGTAGTGAACTAAAGAAAGCGATCAAAATCATCATGTATGATGATGAGGAGACGATGCAGAAGTTCATCGCAGACTTCCGCGAAGAGTTTAATACCTTCGATGTGGAGACAGTCGCCTTTCCAAGAGGGGTGAACAATCTAAGTACCTACAAAGATTCAACACACATCTATAGTAAGTCAACGCCAATTGGAGTGAAGGGATCTCTTCTATATAATCATTATCTCAGGAAGAAGAAACTTGAGAAGAAGTATCCAATCATTCAAGAGGGCGACAAGATTAAGTTTGTTTATCTTAAGGTTCCAAACCTCATTGGTGATCGTGTGGTAGCATTTCCATCAACTCTACCAAAAGAGTTTGACTTGGATCGCTTTGTAGATTATAATACTCAATTCGAGAAGGGGTTCTTGGATCCTCTGTCTAAAATTATGACTGTCATTGGATGGTCAACAGAAAAACAAAACACACTAGAAAGTCTATTCGGTTAAGGAGAATATATGAGTTTTCTAAATGATATTATTTCAAATTCAGGTAATGAATACGCATCAATTGTTACGGATGGTTTAGAAGGAAGCGACATTAATGGATTCTGCGATACTGGTTCTTATAGTTTTAATGCTCTCTTATCTGGTTCCCTTTATGGTGGTATGCCTGATAATAAGATTATGGCTATCGCCGGTGAATCCGCTACGGGAAAAACCTATTTCACAATTGGGATTGTACATAAGTTTCTTCTTGATCGTCCTGATGGTGTTGTTCTATATTTTGACACAGAGCAGGCCGTAACTTCTGATATGTTCAAGGAACGTGGTTGTGATCCTTCTAGGGTTGCAGTGTTTCCTGTTAGTACCATTGAAGAGTTTCGACATCAGGCTATCACTATCGTAGATAATTATCTTGAACTAAAGAAGAGTGATCGTAAGCCGATGCTGATCTGTCTTGATTCTCTTGGTATGCTTTCGACTAACAAGGAGATGACGGACACCGCAGAAGGTAAGACAACCAAGGACATGACTCGCGCCCAGATTGTCAAGGCCACTTTCCGTGTGCTGACACTCAAACTAGGCCGAGCAAACATTCCAATGATCATGACCAACCACACTTATGATGTTATTGGTTCTATGTTCCCACAGAAGGAAATGGGTGGTGGTTCTGGACTCAAGTACGCCGCTTCCACTATCGTCTATCTTTCAAAGAAGAAGGTAAAGGAAGGTACAGATGTCATTGGTAATATTGTTCATTGTAAGTTGTTCAAGGGACGAGTGACCAAAGAGAACTCAATGGTTGATGTTATCTTGAACTATGAAACAGGACTACATCCATATTATGGTTTGGTTGAAATTGCGATCAAGTATGATATCTTCAAGAAGGTTTCTACTCGTGTAGAACTTCCAGATGGAACCAAGGTGTTTGAGAAAGTTCTTTATCGAGATGCCGAAAAGTATTTTACCGACGATGTGATGGCACAACTTGAAGTTGCCGTTGCTAAGGAGTTTAAGTATGGTGGCGGAATCGGCGAGAATGTTGTGGTGGAGGAAGTAGATGCTGGGGAATGATACAGTCGAAGTACAGGTAGGAAAATACAAAGGAACTCTTTTTCAATTCGGTAGTGTTTCTATTAAAGAAGATAAGAAAGTGATAGACTTAGACTGAAATTTGACTATAATATAGAATCATCCCCAGTTGAAGTAGATCATGAAGAGTTTTTACAAGTTGCTGGTGACATCCTCGCTAACATTATAGGTCAAGGTGAAATTAAAAAAGTATGAAGACTATTGAAAGTTTGGTTCTCGAAAATTTAATTTACAATGAAGAGTATACTCGTAAAGTTTTACCTTACATCAATAGAGATTTCTTTCATACTAAAACTGATGGTATCATATATGATGAGATAAAGAATTTCTTTACAATATATAATTTACCTCCAACAAAAGAAGCAATTGAAATATCCCTCAATGAGCGGAAGGATTTGAATGGTGATGAGTTCAAGTTCATTCAAGAAGAGATGGATTCATATTCAAAGGCCGTTGAGTCAGATAAACTTCAATGGCTAGTTGATCAAACTGAAAAATTCTGTAAAGATAAGGCGGTGTACAATGCGATCATGGAATCGATCCACATCATCGATGGTAAATCGACAACAAAGACAGAGAATGCAATCCCAAGCATCCTTTCAGACGCCCTCGCCATCTCGTTCGACACCCACATCGGACACGACTACCTCGAAGACTCCGACGAAAGATACGAATTCTACCACAAAGTAGAAAGTAAAATTGCTTTCGATCTTGAGTTTATGAATTTGATTACCAAGGGTGGTACTCCTGCCAAGACGCTTAACATTATCATGGCAGGTACTGGTGTTGGTAAGTCTTTGTTCATGTGTCACCACAGCGCCGCTTGTTTAGCACAAAATAAGAATGTTCTTTACATTACTTGTGAGATGGCTGAAGAAAAGATTGCGGAGAGAATCGACGCAAATCTTATGGACATCACTATGGATGATCTTCATGCTCTTCCTTATGAGATGTACCAGAAGAAACTTAAGAATGCGACGATGGGTATTAGTGGAAAGTTGATCATCAAAGAGTATCCAACTGCTACAGCAAATGCTAACCACTTTCGTATTCTCCTAGAAGAACTTAAATTGAAAAAGCAATTTAGTCCTGATATCATCTTTATAGATTATCTAAATATATGTGCGTCCAGTCGCTTCAAGGCAAATGCAAACGCCAACTCATACACAATCATCAAGTCAATCGCCGAAGAACTTCGTGGACTCGCCGTAGAGCAGAATGTTCCTATCTTTTCTGCCACACAGGTGAATCGAAGTGGGTTTACTAATTCAGACTTCGGTCTTGAAGATACCTCCGAGTCGTTCGGCCTTCCCGCCACTGCCGACTTTATGATCGCCTTGATTGCTACAGAAGAGTTGGATGAATTGAATCAGGTGCTTGTAAAGCAGTTGAAGAATAGGTATAATGATACAGTAGTGAATAGGAAGTTTGTTCTGGATATCAATCGTGCCAAGATGAAGTTGTCTGATTCAAAGAAAGGACAACAGAGTCTAGTGGATTCTAACCAGACAGACGAGACTGGTTATGGAAGTGGCTTTGATGGGAAAAACTTCGACAACAAGTTTAAGTCGAAGTCTTTGAGTGACTGGACAATATGAGTGGATATATAGATAAAAAGTTTATCAATCTAGTCTCTGGAAAACTAGATAGATTTGGTTGGAAGAAGGGAAACCTTGCTCAGTGTCGATGCCCAATTTGTGGTGATTCACAGAAAAACAAAAGTAAGGCTAGAGGTTTCTTTTACGAGAAGCAAAACAATTTCTTTTTCAAATGTTTTAATTGTGGTTTTGGATCAAATGTCTATAACTTTCTAAAGGAGGTAGATCCATCTTTATGTAAAGAGTTTGCCCTAGATCAGTTTAAGAGTGGTGAAAGTAATAATATAAAGAGAACTGAAATGATTTTCACAAAGCCAAAATTCAAATCAAAGCATGATTTACTAAAACCTCTTCTTTGTATCAATGATTTAAAGGATGATCATATTGCGAAACAGTTTGTGGAAATGCGAAAAATTCCAAAGCAGTTTCATAATGTTCTTTATTACACAGAAGACTTTCAATCGTATATGCGTAAGGTAGATCCTACGATTCCATCAAGAGACTGGACTCACCAAGAACCACGACTTATTATTCCTTTCTTCAATAAGAAAGATGAAGTTGTCGCAGTTCAGGGTCGCTCGCTTTCTATGAAAGACGAAGCGAATGCCAGACAAACACTCAGGTATATTACCGTAAAGGCAGACAAGTCAATTGAACGCCTATGGTATGGTATGTGGCGTGCAAACCCAAAGAAGCGTGTGTATGTTGTTGAAGGACCAATCGATAGTATGTTTATTGATAATACAGTTGCGATGGTT